AAGAGAAAGTTATGGACAAAATAAATTTATTTATACACGTTTGAAAATTCAAAAAACATTGCCTACGGAAGGTTATCATGTTTGGCACATAGAACATGGTTCTACTTTTGAAATGCAGGCTAGAGCCTTTGTTTTCACTATTTATTTAAATGATGTTAAAGAGGGTGGTGAAACAGAGTTTTTACATTTTTCTCAAAGGGTACAACCTAAAACAGGAAGAATAGTTATTTGGCCAGCAGGTTTTCCATATGTTCACAGAGGTAATTCACCTCTATCTGGTAAAAAATATATCCTAACATCTTGGTTGAGATTACATTAACAATGTCATTTGATGCTAAAATATCTAATTTAAAATTTCATATAAATGGTTTAGTTCCAAAAGATGTATGTAAATATTTTATAAATTTTTATGAAAATAATACTGATTATGCCCTTACAGAAGAAAGTTATAAATATAAAACTAAAAAAACTGAAGAAGATAATTTTAAATGTTTAAACTTATCTCTACTTTATTTAAAAAATGAAAAATATAAAAAACCATTAGAATTAGCAAAAAAATATATATCTATAATGATAACTAATTATGTTTTACACATTCAAAAAAATATTTGTCCTACATTTGATCAAAAACTTATATCAAAATCAAATAATATTCGGATACTAAAATATGAAAAAGGACAATGTATAAAAGATCATTGTGATGTTGGTGGTTCTATACGAGCATCATGTACATTAAATTTAAATGAAGATTATGAAGGTGGTGATTTTAGATTTTTTAATGGTAATATAAAACACTCTTTTAAAACAGGAGATGCTATGATATTTCCTGCCGAACCTATTTGGATTCATGGAACTGAACCTATTGAAAAGGGTGTAAGATATTCTATTAATTGTTTTTTAGGTTATTAATGAATTTAGTATATCACATACCAGATAAACTGTACTACATACAAAATTTTTTAGATTATAATACGTATAAAAAGATACACTATGATGTTTTTAAAAGTAAACTAATTAAACTTAATTCAACAAAAAAAACATGGAATAAGGAACTACAACACGGCTATAAGGATTATGTTGATAACACTTCTTTAGACACTAATTATAAACCATTACAAAAAATAAAAATACTATTAGAAAATAACCCTTTTTATAAAATTAAAATAAATAAATTCAAACCTTTGATTCATTCTATGAAAGATAATTCTGGCATAAATTGGCATGATGATTATGGTTGGCAATATGGAATAACTTATTATATAAATTATAAATGGAATTTGAAATTTGGGGGTGAGTTTTTATTTAAAGATGAAAAATCTTATGGGTTTATACCTTTGGTAGGAAATTCATTAGTTATAATTAAGGCTCCTCTTAATCACAAAGTAACTCCTGTTATGAAATCAACAGTTCCTAGAAAAACAATACAAATTTTTATTAATAATAAATGATTAAAATAATAGATAATTTTTTTAAAGAAGAAGATTTAATTGAAATTCAAAACTTTGCTTCAACTAAAGCCTTTTATGTACCTCAGTTTTTTGACAACACAAAAGAAAAAAATAAAGACAATTATTATGGAGATAGATACTATTTAGATTCTACACCAGAATTATTAGAAAAATTTATTAAACAGGCTGAATTAAAATTCAAAATTAAGATAAACAAAATACTTAATACCTCAGGTATAGATCAAAGAAATTTAGATCATTTTAAACCACATCAAGATGATGCTAAAATAAATATTATGATAATGTTAAAAGGCATAACAGCAGTTACAAATGGAACAGTTTTTTATAATAAAAATAATAATAATAATTTAGAATTAGACACTCATGTTGGCTTTAGAGAAAATAGAGCAATACTGTTTCCATCAAATCATTGGCACTCTCAACACGCAAGTAATATTCCTAATATGATAAGATTTACTGCTACTTTATTTATTGAAGATTATGAAGAATAAGAAGTAGGTCTTGGGCCTAATCTAGCTATTTTTTCAGCTTCAGTTTCGGGTACAACTTCATCATTAACAACTAGAAGATTTACATCCCAATCATTTTGGATTTTAGCCAAATACATTGGATCCCATCTAGTAGAAAATTGACTTATATCTCCAAGATTAGCGTCAGCATATGATGAATTAGGAGTTTCATCTCTATACTCTACTTCATCTGAAGTATTAGGTGTTCCATATTGAATAGCCCAAATATTAGAAAACTTAGATTGATTCCAAAAATCATCATCATTTATTTTAAAAGCAATACCTTCAGAAGCACCCTCTGCATAATTTTTAGTTATTTTTTTGTCATCAAATACTACTGCCCAGTTTCCTTTACTTGCCATTTTATCTCCTAAGTTTTAATTATATAAATTAAAGTTAAATATGGTTGAACAACTGATGTTGCATCACCTGCAAAGTTTGCACTCATATTGTGTGAGTGACCTCCACCATCTCCTCTGTTACCTGTATAAAATCCACCACCCATAGCAGCATTATGGTAAGCAGAACTCATACCAGTAAATGGTTGTCCAACAATCAAGTGATTGTGAGATGCAAGTTGTGAGGTAGCTAGTGTTGCGTTTGCTGTTGAACCCCCAACGTTTCCAGTTGAAGTTACAGTGTTTGCTCCACCTGTTGTCGCTAATGCTTTAGTTCCAGATTTTCCAACTGCTACATTGTCTTGTAAGTCTGGTAAATCAAAAGTTGTTGAACCATTACCTGATCCATAGGTTGTACCGATAATTGCAAATAAATCTGCGTATGTAGTTCTTGATACAGCTGATCCATCACATTCTAAGAAACCTGTTGGTACAGATGAATCCGTCCACGGCACAATCGTTGCTGTTGGAATACCCTCAATCCCTGTAAGGTTAGCTCCATCAAAATCGTATCTAGTTGCTTCGTAGTTTGCCATAATTATTTATCCTTATAAGTCCAACCAACTGTTGCATCGCCAGAATATACAAGAGTAAATCCTGCACCTTCTGTATTCACAACAAGGTCGGCTGCTGCATTTGTTATATTAGATCCATTTCTACCAACTGTAAAGGCATTAGTATCAAAACTATATTTTGAATCTACAAATGTCACTTCATCTCCTGTTGCTGGTGAAGCGGGTAAAGTTATTGTTAAAGTTCCACCAGATGTATCTGCTAAAATTTGTGCACCTGCTTGAACTGTTTCAGCTGAAGAGATTGCTCTCCATTTTTTAAATTCTAAATCTTTTACAATGTCTGTTCCATCTGCGTGACAAATATATGAATGACCTTCACATAATAAAAATCCAGTTTGTCCTGTTACTTTAAATGTTAAAGTATTTCCTGCATGATCTGTTCCATCAACAATGTTAAAAAACTTTTCAATTCCTGTAGGAAAGTTTACAGTTCTATCTGCTGCAAGAGTTCCAGTAAATTTTAAAGTCATATTTCTTGCATTAGAAATAGCAGCATCATCCATTGTTAAAGTTACATCAGCTGACGCAACATCTATTTCTTGATAACCTGCAATTGCTTGTTGTACTAAATTTAAATTTGTATTTGTTTTATCGCCCCACGTACCAGAGTTTTCCCCTGTTACCATTAGTTCGATTTTTAAATCGGTAGAATAACTTGATGCCATATTTTAATTCCTTATTTTAACATATTATACATTTGCTAAGCTGCTAAATCAACCTCTGTCCATGTATTTGTAACTCCTGGGTCTATGTCAGACCACAAAACTATATTAGGAGAGCTTACATTAGCTGTCAAGCCTACTCCTGTAGGTGAAACTACTGCAGTTCCAGTTAAAGTAACTTGTCCAACACTAAATGTAGCGCTAACACTTGTTACTTCAGCTACAGAAACACCATCTGCATCGCCTACAGAGAAAGTTGAAGAAACTCCTGTTACAGAAATATTAGCATTTCCTAAAGCATCAGAATTTCCAACAAATCCTGTGAGTTCTGACCCTGTTACTGGAACATCTATTATTGGTTCAGCAACAACTTGACCAATAGAGCTTGTTAATTGAATACCTGTTAAATCAACAGATCCCGTACCAGTTACTGTTACATTATCAATAGCAGTTGTTAATAACTGACTTTGAGCTATTTCATTATCAGAGTTAGCAGAAGTTCCAACTGTATTTACTGTTGTTTGTAATTCGTTAAGTCCAGTTACATCAAATGTAACATCAGTAAAGGCGTCTTCATTTCCTACAGAAGCTGTTAAACTAATACCTGATAACTGTGCTGAGTAAGCATCGCCCCAAGCTAGATTACCCCATTCTCTTCGTCCCCAACCTGCATTGATTTCTCCATCTGCTACAAGGGATCCTAAATTAGCTGATAATGAAAT